TTTTCATTGTATTTTTTAATTTCTTCTTTAATAAAATCTTCTGTTTCTACATCTAATTTTTCTTCTACATTTTTAAGTTTGCCTGTTTTAGGATCAATCTCTATGCCTTCTTCTGCTCCTGCTTGAATGTCTCTACCCACCTGTAAACTTTTTTGTGTAGTATCTAAGAGTGTTGTTTGGTCTTTATTTGCAACACTAAGATCAATAGATTTTTTACTTTCTACTCGTGTATTAGCTATATCTGTTTGTGTAGACTTATTTACTTTAATAGCAACGGCATCACCGCTTAGATTTTTTGTATCATAAATGTGTGACCATTCAGCTGGAGCATCTATTTGAAGTTTAGCAGCTAAATGCCCAGAGGTAAAGTTTCCTTTTTTATCTACAGCACCAATAGCTTCAGCCATAAACCTCTCAAACAATCTCGGAACATCATCTACAGTTATAGCTCCTTTTGTTACTTCAGTTCTTTTTGCGTAGAATTTTGACATAACTTTAAAGAGGGTATTATCTACAGCCCCATCTGTTTTATGTCCTAATAATTCATTAGCATATCCCATAAGGCTTTGTCTCATAGCTAAATCATCAGTTTTATTAGCAACTTCATTAATTAGTACAGATGCAAATATTCTACGTAAATCTGTATAGTTATTAGGTTTTTTACCAAGTTTATCAAGAATTTCTTGGGGATAATTAGAAACCCCATTGGTATTATGTATATTGTCCCTAATAAAATTTTGTAATTTTAAAGGTTTTATACCAAACAAATCTCCGCCAGTTCCAACAGACTTAGCTTGTTCATCTAATAGTAATTTAAACAATGGACCAACTTTGACTGTAGGAGGAAGACCTTTTCTACCACCCAATTGCCTAACACTAGCATCATCTGTAGGATTGTTAATTACACCATTTTCATAATATGGGCGAATTAAATCAGAAATTAACGTGGCTGCATTTTTATCAGTTTTCATATTCATTAATGCTTCAGACCTTTGACCAAACAATGCTGCAAATACAGCACGTTTCATTTGTGGGTCTTCTACCTGACTTACTTTTTGTAAAATAGTTTGGACAACCTCTATACCGGGAATAGCTCCTGTAAAAATTCTAGTTCCAAGTTTTAATTTACCTGTTTTAAATATAGCATTACTTTTTATATTATCTATATCTCTACTAATTCCTAAACCTACAGAACCAACATAATTTTTTTTCATCCAAGAAGATTGTAAACTTTTGTCTGCTAAATATGTGTCTAAAGAAACATTGCCTACTTTTTTTACATTATCTATTAATGTTTTATATCTTTTTTTACTTCTTTGAGTTTGTTTTTCTCCTGTTCTAGCATCACCAAAAGTTTCCTGCAATTTTTGCATTTTTTCTAAATCTTCTTTTGGTACTCCAGCTGCAGCCCAAGCTTTTACATCATCGTGATAATATCCTTGAGCATACAATCTAGCAACAACACCCTCTTCTACTGTAATTGTACCGTTTGCAATTTTAGATTTTAATTCATCTGGAGTAATAGCTACGCCATCTCTAAAAGCAATATTGTACATTGCTCTTAAACCCTCTAAAGAATCTTGTAAATCTTGGGATAGTTTTATTGTAACTTCAGCCATCAGTATCCAAATACCTCATTTTCCGGCACATATCGTTGCATCTGCCTACTAGAATAATATGGTGTACTTGCATTGTGCAAAGATCTCACCATCATCATATATCTTAACGCATCATATGCGTGATCGTCTGCTTTTGTATCTACATCCTCTGGATTATTTTTAGATAGAGGCAATGTAGGTAATGTTCTTACTAAATTAGTGCAATTTTCCATAATTCTTACTCTTGGTTGTCCTCTACTGTCACAAGCTAGTCTTCTATGCACTTCTATCTTTCCTGCTAGTCTGTTTCTGTCTGATGGAACCCATCTACAGCCTTTTCTGTTCATTGTTTCTGCTATACTAGGCCCTAACCCTGTTCTGTTCCAACAACTTGCATCTAATACGGATATTTGCATGTTTGGGTCGTTTCTTTCTAATTCTAGTATTAAATCACCGAGAGCTTCACCGGTTTTGTTCTTTATATACAGTTCTCTATATATCCAGATGTTGTTATCCCAGTCTATAGCACCCCAAAGAATACAAGAAGGACTACTGTAGCCGTAGTCTCCGGCACGTACCCTAGCCCAACCATCAGGAGGGTCAAAGGTTTCCACCACATGTAGCGTTCTGCTAAATTCTGTAAAAGCTGCTCCCTCTGCGACATCCCAGTCTCCTTCTAATAGTCTTTTTCGTTCTACTTCTGGTAAGGAAAGCAACATAGCTTCGTATTGACCATCTATAGCAAGATATGGATTGTCTGTCAACCTTGCTGGTATAAATTTTTTTAGAAATAAAGGTTCGCCTTCTTTAGAATGTCCCGCAGGGTACCTTATTGTTTTCTGTGTGTCAAATTCCTTTGCCCAAAATGCATTTCCGGGTGGGGATGGGTCTATATACATCTTCTTTACCCACCAACCTCCTACTCCACCGGGGTTAGCTGTGCACCTCATGTAAAGACCAAGCTTTGGATCGGTGCTTCTAAGTCTAGATCTTAGATAATTCCAAACATATGGAGTAGGATATTGTGTTATTTCGTCTATTCCTATCCAATTGAACGCTTGTCCTTGGTATCTTGTTACGTCTCGGTCATCATCTACGTAAGAAAACCATATTTTAGCCCCTGAAGGGAACTCCCACGTTGATTTTGCCTGTTTAAACACTGCTCCCGGCACCGCTTTTGTGTATAATTGCCTACTTTTGTCTATAAGTTCGGTCAATTCTGGTAAAGTACGTCTTAAAAGTAGTCCTCTGTGGTTAGGATTGCCTACATCTCTTAAAACATCAGCAAGAAGTGCGTATGATTTACCTCCACCTGCTGCTCCACCGTACAATACGTCTCTTTCTGGACTTTCTAAGAACTCAGCCTGTGGTCCATCGTTAGATTTAAACACAACTTCGTTCTCAGCAACGTGATTTCTTACTTTTTCTGGTAACGCTAGTAGTTCTTCTTCGGATATTGGCTCTTTTCCGTCACCTGAAAGAGCTGCATCTATTTTACTAAGGCTTTCTTGTAGTTTATTTGCCCTGTATCGTGCATTTATAGCACGTTTTGAATCTTTTTTTGCTTTTGCTTTAGCGTTGGATAGCTTTGTTGATACGGCTTTACGTATCTTCTTCCTATCCAGTTTGGCTTCCGTTGCCATCTAAGTATATTCCTAACTTACTACGTTTTTTTAAACCTTCGTCAGATATATATCTATCTGTTTTTGCTAATAGCCACTGACTTGCTTTTCTCCACCCGCAAGACTTAGCATATGTTAATGCCTGATCCAGTGCTTGTAGCTCTTCTGGTATAGGGGATAGATGTTTTTCATCCTGTGTATCTAACACATACCCAAACGGTATAGTGCTAGTCTTTCTTCTTATTTTACCATCGGCTAGTTTCACGAAATAAATCTCCTTGTTCTGGTGGTGTATCTTTAGTTTCATTTAGTTCATCAATTGCATCTATCTTATCTTGGTTAGAAGCAATCTCACCTATCCACTTATCCATTTCTGCTGTAAGATCAGAATGTTCTCCAATACCCACAGCAGAATGTAATAACACATCAAGATTAGCTTTAGCTATATCTATATTAGCTTCATACTTTTTTCTTAATGCAAGTAATCTCATAGATTAACCTTTCTTTTCACCTACAAAGAAACCAATAGCACCTGCTGCACCACAACAAACCATTACTACGCTCTGCCACAGATCACTTGGTACCATTATACCTAACATAGCAAATACACCACTAAGTGCTGCATAAGATGAAGGCTCTTTTAATCTATTCATTAGTTCAACCATTATTATCTTCTCCTTGTTTATCAGTCATACATGCACAGGGATTATCCTCTGTACACGTACAATTTTCGCAGTTGCAATTTTCACCATTACAACATTTTTTATCATCCTCTGCCATTATTGACCTGCTAAAGGATTATCTAATGCTCTTTGTAACATTGTACGTAACCTATCTTCTAGTTCTTTAAGTTTTGTGTCAAGTGCTTCTGCTCTACGGGTTGCATCTGATTCAATTGCAGTTCTTTTGCCGTCAAATCTGTCAGATGCATGGTCAATCAGATCTCTCATATCTTTTTCTATATTTCTAAGTTCTAATCTTACTTCTTGCCCTAGTGCTCTAGATCTTTTTTCTATAGCAGCAATTTGATCGTGGGCATCGTGTATATCTGTTCTTAGATCTGTACGAATTGTTCTTGCATCATCTTGTGCTGCACCAACTAATTCTTTTACAGTAGACATCTCTGTCTCTATGTTAGTTTTTACTGAATCTAATTCAGATTCTACTACTGTTTCTATACCAGCAAGTTTTTCTTCTAGTACATCAAGTTTTATAGTAAAACCAGTAAGATCAGGAGCAACGTATCCAGCAATTTTTTCCTCCATTGCTACCCAACGAGCATAACCCTCAAAACCAGCCCATATGCCACCTCCGAGAGTTCCAAGTAATGGTAGTATTAATAGGAGTTTGCCACCCCTAATTTTAATTCCTTTATATTCTACCTCATTACTCATACTGTTGTCCAATCATTTTTTCTATTTGTAGATTTGATCGTACACTAATATAATTTCCTAACGGATCAGGTAAAATTGCATCAGTATAAATTTCTTCTGGTGCATACCATATTGGTTGTGGCTGCACCACCTGAGATTGATACGTTGTTATATTTGGTCCTAGTGCATTTACAAGAGCTAAAGTAGTAACTTGTGATACAGGGTCATAACTGTTAGGTAT